TCTACTATTTCCGGCTTTATAAGCACCATATAAAAATTGTTTTGTCTGTGTTGTTGGTAATAAAGTAGCGAGAGTCCTGTTAGTTTGTTGGTTTGTTACCCATTCTGATACAGCACTTGATTGTAAAAATATAGCAAACCCATCATTTTCCGCACCAAATTCTGTTAAGTCCATTATTTCATATGCATCATTAATAATAAGTTCACTACCAATTAAACTTTTGTCTAATGTAATATTACTATTATTGTTTAATACAAACTCAGTAGAAGGTGGTTTTAATGATGGATTATCAAAATTTAAAACATCTTGTCCTATGTCTTTTGGATAAATTGTAGCTTGTTTTTCTGCTAAACTTTTAAATTCTTGTTTATATCTGTCATTTTTAATTGGTAAAGTTGCTAGTCTAACTTCTTTTTTATCAGACGATATATCTTCAATATAATATTTATAATCTAATTCCGTTAATTCTCTTGTAGTTCCTTTTTTAACAATACGACCATCAATTAAAACATCATATTCACCAGTATAAATTTCTTTGTTACTATCAACTAAAACTGTTTGATTACTTCCTGCTATTTCTCTTAAGAAATTAAATTCTATATTATAATCACCCGAAAAATATCCATTTCGTCTTAATATAATTCCAGGATTAATATTAAATTCACCTTCAGTATCTATATATTCTTTTACTTCACCAACTCTTATAGATTCTAAAAAGTTTCCATTGGTATTGAAAATATTCATTTCTATATAGTCTCTTGACGATTCTCCAAATACAGGATTTTCTACCCTTTTCTTTTTACCACTAAAAAGAATATCAAAATCTTTATCAGATATTTGTGATTTGTATTTTTTGTCTAAAAAATGTGTCATTTATTACCTTACATTATAACCCATTGGAACACCCAATGGAATTAAGTCTAATTCTTTCTTTTCAATTAAAATTATTTCGTGTTCAATATATGATGATAGTAAAGTTCCTATATAAGAATTAAAAATATTAAAATTTGGAAATTGTCTTCTACGATTATTTTCCATATAATAAACTTGTAAATAATTATCTACCATTTCTTCTTCTGTGTTTATTTCTGGATTATTCCACCCATTTGGTGCTATTATATCACCATCTACTAATTCTATTGTGTATCCATTTGTTCTAATTTTTGGAACTTTTCTTGATGGTGTTAGAAGTATAGGTGTTGTAATAGTTCCGTCTGAATCTGGTTCATCATTTAATTTTGGTTCTAATAAATTTTCTTGTGGTGAATTAGTTAATTTTATCAAAGGTAAACTTGTTTTTGTAGGAATAAGTTTATTTATTGTTGTATCAACAGTAATGTCAAATTTTTGTCCTTTAACATAAGTTGGATATTGATTTGTTTTTTTAATTCTTTGGTCTGGTGTATCTAATCCTGCTCGTCTAAATGGTTCTTTCAATCTTACTTCATCATCAATATTTTCAAAACTTAAAAGAACACCATTTTCATCAACCATATGTTGTCTTTCATTTTCTTCTTGTTCATCTTGAGATTCTTTTAAATAAGTAAGATATTCATTTTGTCTTGCTTCAATTCTATCTTGATACCATTGATATGTTTCTAATTCTTGTCGTGTGTAAGGCACTTTTTTACCTCGTTACTTTAAATATGTGGTCTTCATCTAAGATGTGTTCTACTCTTGTATTCCCACTACCACTTACAACTTTGTAAAGAAAACGATAGTGTCTTTCTGGTTGAAATGCGTTTAAATCTAATCTGAAATAATTACCTGCTCCATCACAACTTAGATAAGAACCAGTTGAAAATGGTATAATTTCATCTTCACTCAAAGCATCTCTAACTGAATATTGACTTTGACTTGGAATAAATTTTACATTTAAATTTTGAGAACTTGTTGAATAAGTTCTTGTTGGAAATCTTTCACGACCATATACTCTAAATTTAATTTTTGATTTTTCTTTATATTCCTCTCTTAAACCTTTCATATAAATAGTAACCTCATCTACATCATCTGCATCTAAAGTTGATAATGAACCGGTATTAAATATTGAATCATCGTATTCTACTTCCAACTTTGGTGGATATATTGTGTGTGTATCTCTTGAGAAGAATGCGAAATTTCCAAGTCTATCTGTGCTTCCCTCGTCTAATGAAGATGAAGTATTACCAATACTACCTGAACGCTTTACTATAAATCCTTCATTAGCTATTGAACTACTTAACCATTGTTTCATAATATCAGTAACATCCATTCTCATATCTATTGTTTCGTGATTGAATGACTGAGATGCTTCATATTGGTTAAACCAAGTTCCACCTGTATTGTTTGAACCACTTACCCATTGAGTTCCTGTGGTTTCTCCGTCACGATATCTCCAAGAACAACCTTCGGTAGTTGCGGGACTATCAAAAAATCTTCCATCACCTTGAACCCAAGATTGACTTACTGGATAAGCAAATAATGATTGACTTGTTGTTAATTCTGTTGACCTTGCGTCATATAAATTTAAATAGTATCTTGCGTTTTCAGGAATAGTTCCTGCTACAATTGATTCAGATATATTAGTTATATCAAACTTAATTAAAGTTCGTGATACATTTACTACTGAACCATCAGTATTCATATCTTTACGAACTTCTAATATTTCATCTAATCCAGTATTTCTACTTTGTGTAGCACTACCTTCATAAAGTGTTGCGTCTTTTTCTGCAAATGTAAAGAAATGCATTATTGATTCCCTCCTGTATTAGTTCCCTCTACTGAACCTATGATATCTCTTCCAGGATATTTTAATTCAAAAATACTTGGGTCAAGTGAAGGATAAACTATACTGTTTTCTGTAGCTCCAGCTGTATCGAAAGCATTACCACTATATCCCTCAGATACTTTATATGTGTTATCATTATTAATTGTAATATTTGTTACTGATGCTACACCTTCTACTTGTGCAATTTCATATGACAAATCACCTAACATAATTGGTTGATTTATTTGCCATCTATCGATATCAAAATATTCTTCAATTCTGTTTGAAGCTTTTAATAAAACTTCGTCTTGATTGTAATTTGGTTGTGTTAATATCTTATAATTTATACCAAAATTAATAACATATGCATTTTTAATATTTACTGCATCTGTTATTGTTCTAAATCTTGATAGGTAAATTTTTAAATTTTCTTTTACTGCATCATTTACAACTGAAAGTTGTTTATTAGAATTATATCCAAGAACATATAAGTTTAGTGCTAATGGATTAGGTATTCTATTTGATAACTCTGAAATTGGTTTTCCAATATCTTCTTCGGTAATTGTATATGAACTTTGTGGTGTTCCACTTAGTTGGTCGTCTTGAACCATATAAGCTTTTGAAATGTTTCCATATTTGTCTGGTAATGCATATGTTCTAACTATATAATCTTCTTTAGTAACTGCTCTACCTTGTGCTTGGAAATATGCTTTAATGTTTTCTCTCAACTCTTCAACACTTTCTGCTCCCATACCACCACTTGATGCTTCAGGGTTTGTAAATGCTACTGATTGTTTTACAGTATCTAATGTTGTTGCTGATAAACTTGTGGAATCTATAACATAATTAATTCCTTGAATTTTTGTAATGTCCTCCGATGGAACATTATCATTTATACCACCACCATATGAATACTTTATAGTTAATGTAGTATTTGATGGTGCTTGTCCATATGTTTTTGTTTTTAAGAAATTAACTGGGTCAAATGTTTCCAATATCTTTGAAGGACTATCTGGTAAGTTAGAACCAATTGAATCGGGATTTGGAATGATTTCTTCGTCTGCATTATCACTAACTCCAGCTCCAAATCTTAATTCTGTTTTTGCATCAGCTCTTTTGAATGATGTAAATCTTTTTGCTACTCTCTTTAGTTTTAATAAATAAGGAGCATCACTTGCGTATGTTGAAAGTGATGGGTCGTTGTCTGAAGTATTTTCAACCTCATCAAATACCGTATCTTGTGCTAATGAATCAACTTCATACCATTTATTATTATCTGAATCAACACAACTTATTATCTCTACAATATTTTCATTTGATAATTTAATACTTGAGTATTTTTTTGCTGAACCAAAGGTGAATTCTTCTTCCGTAACAACTCCACTTTCAGCTTTAACTTGTTTTTTTAATAAATAAAATGTTGGTGAATCATTACTATCTCTTTCAAAGATTGATGTTATTCTTGGTGAGCGTGTTGTATTGTATTTGAAATTACAATCTTGTATTGTTCTAAATGTTGTTCCATTAGAAGACTCAATTCTTGCTCCTACTGGTATATTTAATGCGTAATCATAATCTGGTTCTATACTTGATGCTGTTCCTTTTGCTGGAACTAATTGAAAAACATCTAAAGTTACATTAGAAGGAGCTGATAATCTTGGTTTATATCCAAATGTTTGTGCCATTGAATAAAGTGTTCTTAATTCTTCTGAATATCCTAGTAAAGATTCTTTAAATTGTGAATCTACATAATATGACATTACATCACCGACATAAGCTGCCATTTCAATAAACATCATACCCGGTGAAGACTCATTAAAGTCTTTGTGTGTGTTTGGGTAATATTGCTTAGAAAACTCTATTAGATTATTTCTAATCTGAGAGAAGTCTTTGTTTAAATATCTTATTTCTTTTTCTATTGTTGGCATTTATTCACTCCTAATATATAGAACTTGCTCCACTTGTTGTTCCTGTTGTATTGTCAAAATTTAAGGTAATAGACTCGAATCTATTTGGTTCGTAATTTAGAGAAAAATCTAAATCAACTTTTGTTTGATTTGGATTTGTTTCATCTTCTGTCACATCTACACTTGATATTACTATGTATGGTAACCAAGTAGACATTGCTTCTTCAATAGCCTCTTTAATTCTATCTGTTAAGTCTTCTGTGTATTGTTCAAATAACAAGTCTCTTAAATCAGAACCAAACTCTGGTTGCATTACTCTTTCACCTTTTGATGTTAGTAACAAATTTTTTATGTTATATCCAGCTTGTTCTAATGTAGTTTCTGTTTGTCCGAATAATCCAGCTCTGTCTCGTGTAAAAGGCAGTTTTAAACCAATACGAATATCTGGATTTAAATCATTTTCTCTTGCACTTGACATTACTTACCTTTCTTTTTTTTATCAATAGCTTTTATTAAATCGGTGTAGTCTCTTGTTAGAGCGTTCTTTAAGTGCTCTGGAGCTGCTTCTGGATTCATACCCGCACTTTGTAAAGTGCTTGCGGCCGCTACTTCTCGTTTAACTTCTTTATTTCCCATACCACTGCCGTATCCTAACATTTCAGTCATACGACTTGAATCAAAAGTTCCTCCGCCTAATGTTGGATACTCCTCTTTTGGATTCTGTGCAGTTTCATTTAGAATTTTGTTAAGTGTTGGATTATCTGTATAATTCCTTTTCTCAACTTTTCTTTTCTTAACTACTGGTTTTACTTTGGGAATATTTGTTTCGTTAATAAGTATATCAGTTATCTGTTTTTTAACCTCTTGTTTGACAACTTCTTTTATTAACGATACTAATTTATTCGATTTCATTTTTACTCCTAGTCTGTTACTATGTCTGGTCTTAAAAAACTTAATGTTGAAAAATCATTTAAGACACTAATTAATTCTGCTCCAACTCTTGCTAAACGAACAGGGTCGGTTGGTGGAATAGTTGGTAATTCTGCTACAATATTATTAAACCTTGTTACCAAATCATTATACTCGTTAAATTTAACTGTTGGTAATAAAGTTAAAAAATCTGAAATTTTCTGTTTAGGTGAGTTTACAAAAGCTTCAATCTTTTCTTTTAATTCTTTTACCTCTTCAAAATTTTCTTGTGTTAATCCAGTCTGTTGTCTTAGATTATTTATACATATGTCTATTTCTCTCTGAACATCTCTTATAAATTTATTTCTGAACTCATCTATTGCATTTTGTGTTTCACCTGTAAATATTGTTCCACCTTCATTATGTTTTGTTTCAATATCTTGACCAAGAATTTCTACTAAATCTCCTGATTGTAATCTTATATGTTGTCTTGCATTTATTACAATAACATCTGCGTCTAATATAATTTTTTTACCACCAACTGAATAAGTTTTAAATTTTTCATTTGGGTTTTCTAAATCAACCACCCCACCATCTTCTATATAAATAGAAGCGGCATCTTTATTTATATCATATTCTACTGGTTCAGTTGATGTGTTATTTTCACTATTATGTCCAACTACTAATTGTATGGAAGGACTCAGTTTATTCTCACCAACCTTAATTGAACTATTAAATCTACCATTAATAACTATATCACCAGGATTAGCTTTTATATTTCTCTGATATATTGGACTCTCATCAATTGTCTGAAAAATATCTATTTGTCTTGATAACTGACTTTCTTCTGATAATCCTATTTTTATATTATTGTTGGGATTATTTCTTATGTTAATAGTATTTGTATAATATGTTCTTCCAAGATAATTCACACATATTACATTTTCACCTACCACAGGATATTGTTTAATATTTGAATTTAGTGGTAATACATATATTTCATCTTTTGGTAAAATTTCTTGTTCTGGATTACTTATAAAAGTTCCACGAATAGCACCATAATAAGTGTAATCATCATTTGGTAATAATAATTCATCTAAAAAAACTTCTTCTACTTCAAAAGCTTCCATTTCGTAAAAATCAAATTCATTTGCTTTTACTACTTTTTTAGTATCACGAATTCTTCTACGAGTGATTGAATTTCCTGAACTATCAAGTGTTTCATCTCTGTTTTTATAATCTCTATATGGCATTTTTTAATCTTTTTTAGAAGAACTTATTTCTTTTGTAATCTTATCAGTTGCTTGTTGTAAATCCATAGTATCGTGTTCCACTATGGTTTTAAGTATCTGTTCTTTTTCTACCTCAGATAAAC